AACGTGGTTCTTGATTATCTCGGCAAGGTGTACGAAACCACCGAGGAAAGAGCCGCCATTCTGGATCGCAAATCCGAACGGCGCGACGGCATGTTGGACAGCCTCGGCGATTACGGCAAGGATATGGGTTGGAACCTCTTGGCCGCATACAACACACTTACAGACGACGCATCACACAACAAAGAAGACGCGCTAGTGCAATTTGACCGTGGCCGTAGAGCTTCAATGGTTATCGAGAGCCATTACGAGCAATTAGCAGCCTAGGTCAATAGAGGAGGAGAGGCGACCCCCTTACCTCTCCTCCTCATCTTTGGAAGGAATTGAGTTATGACCACACAAATCAAGTCTCATTATGACAAGCTCATGGCATCTTATGCCAAGTTCAAAAAGGCAGAGTTTGCCTACAACAAAGCCAAGAAAGAGATCGAAGCTTTGAAGGTGACAATGCTCGACAAGATGGCCGATGCCGGCACTGCCACATTCAAAGGCACTAAAGGCACACTGTCTATGGTCGAGTCCGAGATACCCGTCGTTGAGGACTGGGACAAATTCTACAAATACATTCACAAGTACAAGGCGTACGACCTCTTCCAGCGCCGTGTATCGTCAACAGCGTGGAGAGACCGGGTGGAGACCGGAAAGAAAATATCTGGTGTAAACGCAATGCCGCGTTTCACTTTACGTGTAAAAGCGAAATAGGAGAAAGCGAGATGAGTAAAGAACTAGCAATCCCTGATAACATTCAGGAACTAATGGCTCAACAGGCGTCGCAAGAAGCGGCGCGTGAGATTGACCCATCACCTGCCATCATCAGCACCAAGGGGAAGAAATTCCGCATCGGTGAAGAGGACCAAGGCCCCGTACTTCTGGCAGTGGTTGGCGTGGCAGCTTATGAGAACGCCTGGTATGATAGGCCATACGATCCGGCCAATACATCAGTCCCGGCATGCTTCGCCATCGATCTTGAGGATGGGATGTCCCATCATGAGGATGCACCAGTGCCTCAGCACGACGGTGAGTGCAAGGACTGCCCTCTGGCCCAATGGGATACCGGCACGAACGGCAAAGGCAAGGCGTGCAAAAACGCACGGCGTCTTGTCCTTCTAGCGTACGACGAAACGACGGAGTTGGGTGAAGCCCAAATGGCCTTACTCAAGGCACCGCCAACCAGTCTTAAGAACTGGGCGTCTTATGCCAAGTCCATCGCGTTGCGCTACAAGCGGCCTACGTCAGCCGTGATCACTCGTATCACGTTCAATGAAAATAATGACTACCCGCAGCTGGAGTTCGAGCTTGAGGATCTCCTTGAAGACGCCGCGAATATTCAGGACGTGATGGCACGGCAGGAGGAACTCGAAACGTTCGCCCTGCGGCCGTTCAACACATCTGACTTCGAAGCAGCTGCCAAGCCGGCCGCCAAGAAAAAACGGAGTAAAGCATCATGATCGTATGGAAGATAACGTTCTCTACGAACGATCCAGACGAAAGTCTAACTAAGTACGCTGGGACAAAGGGTGAGGCTGAGAAATTGGCCAAAGACGCCGGAGTCCGGGGTGCTAAGCCGGAGCGGATCAAGATCGAGAACCGCGACGACTTGGCTGAAGCCTTAAACAATGCCTAAGAAAGGGGGGAGGCTTCGGCCTCCCCTACACTTCATGCTCATCACATTTGATTTTGAAACACAGAAAATAGTTAACGGTAGCCCTACACCGCCTAAGCCCGTAGGGGTCGCGGTAAAAAAGGGCAAAGCCAAATCTAAGTACTATGCCTGGGGTCACCCAGTAGAAAATAACTGCACAGAAGCTACTGCCGCGGCTGTTGTCAAAGCGTTGAACCTTCCTAAGCATCATTGGATATTCCACAACGCCAAGTTCGACGTGGGCGTCATGATGCAGCATTGGTACATGACACCCGAGGCGGTTGTAGATGACACTATGATAATGGCGTTCCTTGCCAACCCGCACGCTAAGTCATTGGCTCTTAAGACACAGGCAGCCAGAGTTCTTAACTGGCCCCCCGATGAACAGGACGCTCTTACCGAGTGGATCGTAGCAAACGTCAAAGGCGCCACCGAAAAGAACGCTGGCGCGTACATTGCTCAAGCCCCTGGAAAACTAGTAGGCAAATACGCCATAGGCGACGTTGACAGAACCTATGCTCTATATAATCACTACAAGGACGTGATCAATGAAAAAGCTTAACATGAAAGACGCCTACGCACGGGAGATGGCATTGATACCGATCGTCCTAGAAATGGAGTCGACAGGCGTCTGTCTAAGACGTGACATTGAGAAGGTTGCTAAGAAGTGGGAAAAGATCTACGATGAAGGGGATGCGTATATCACCAGCATCATCGGAGACGTCAAGATCGGCGGTCTCAATATGTTTAAACGGCTCAAAGAGCAGAAGCTGATCAACGAGAACGAAGTCCAATACACCGACAAAGGTAACCCACGGTACGGTCGGGAGTTCATCCCGCGAATTGTCAAGGATAAGAAACTGGTAGACTGTTTAGTCAAGAGATCTAAAATGACCAAGATGATAGGCACGTATCTACGTCCCTGGGCTAATTCATACGCGGAGTATGGTAGGTTCTATCCTTACTTCAACACCACGCGAAACGATGATGGCATGGGCACTCGCACTGGACGATTTAGCTCTAATCTGCAACAGGTGCCCAAGGAGCCGGATTCGGACTTGATGAACCTTAGGACACTTATCGTACCAGACCCAGGTAATGTACTGATCGTGAGAGACTTTTCCTCACAGGAGGTCAGAGTTGGCGCGCACTATGCCGAAGGATCTATCATGGATGCATACAACGAGGATCCGGACCTTGATGTGCATACGTTCGTGCAGAACATGATAACAGAAACCACCGGGACAGATCTTGGCCGACGGGTTAGTAAGACTATTAGTTTCCTCAAGATGTACGGCGGAGGTGCCCGAGCAGCAGCGGTACAGCTTGGCATAGACGAGGATACAGCAAGGGAGTTTTTCAAGGCCTATGACCAAGCACTGCCAGAATTTAAGGAACTGTCTAAGGAGTTAGAACAACAAGTCAAAGCTGGTGTAAAAATACGTACCTGGGGCGGCCGTCTATATGACGTTGAGCCAGGTAAATACATCAGGGGCGAGTTCAGGGAGTTCTATTACAAGTTAGTCAATGTATTGATACAAGGCAGCTCTGCTGACATGACCAAAGAAGCTATGGTTCGGTATCATAACCACCCTGACCGCAAAGGACGTCTTGTCATCCAGGTGCACGATGAACTGGTCGTATCAATCGCCGATAAACATAAGGAGCAAGAGATGATGCTTCTTAAATGGTGCATGAATGAGATCCCAGGATGGGATGTTCCTATCAGGTCCTCGGGTGAATGGGGCCTAAACTATGGAGAGTTAAATGAACTACGAGTATAAGCCGACATCTTGGAGCTTCTCTGCTCTGCACACGTATGAAGAGTGCCCATTGAACTACGTTCTAGGCCGCTTAAGCACCAAGGAGAGAAGCACGTCATGGGCTCTTGAGGAAGGGCTACGTATCCACGGTCTGATGGAGCATTACCTATTGGGTAATATTACAGGTATCCCGGCGGATCTTCATATGTTCGAGAAGGAGCTGAAAACCCTCAAGAAAAAAGGCGCCGAGACCGAGGAAGAAATAGTGCTGGACAAGAAGTGGAAGCCGCTCAAGGTCAAGGACCCGTGGCGGTCGAAACAGGCGTGGATCAGAGCCAAGCTAGATGCTAAACTTGACAACTTGGTCATTGACCTTAAGACAGGCCGAGAGTACGAGTACTACGCGGAGCAAGGTAACTTGTATGCAACGCTGATCATGGAGACAACCGACTACGAGGACGTAGCCGTTGAGTTCTGGTACACAAAGACGGGCAACATAGTCACGCACGGGTACAGCCGCAATACTCAAGAAGAACGAGTGGCCAAGTGGAAGCGTAGAGCGGATAAACTCATGAAGGAAAAACACTGGCTGCCTAAGACGTGCCTCAGCTGCCGTTGGTGTGACCATCACGAAGCATGTGAACTGCAAGATGTCTGAGCTGGAACGAGTAGTAGAACGGTATTTCGCGGCTAGAGTGCTAGCCATACGCGGCATGACGTATAAATGGTCAAGCCCATCACATCGCGGTGTCCCTGACCGCATTGCCATTTTCCCAGGCGGCGTGGTGTGGTTCATAGAAATAAAGCAGGAAAGTGGCAGGATGTCAAAGCTTCAAGAACATACATGTAATAAGATCAACGATCTTGGCGCAAATGTGACATGTCTGCACGGCAAAGCAGAAGTGGATGAGTTCATTGATAAAATTCAAGCCGCATAAATATCAGGTCGAAGCCATTACGTGGCTCCTGAAGAAACCATCAGCTGGGCTATTCTTTCCCCCAGGGCTTGGTAAGACAGCAATCGCTCTCAATGCGTTTAAGATCTTACGTGACAAGGGCATAGTCAATAAAGTTCTAGTCATAGCACCCATCAGGGTATGTCATATTGTCTGGCCCGAGGAGATTAAGAAGTGGGTTGACTTCTATGACCTGACTTCTACAGTGCTCCATGGGAAGGACAAAGAGAGAAGGTTGTCAGAGGACGTTGATGTGTATCTACTCAACCCCGATGGCATGAAGTGGTTCTCTCGCCACGTTACAAAGCTACTTTCTGCTGGAGATTGGATGCTTATAGTAGATGAGTCATCCAACTTCAAGAATAGCAGATCTAAGCGTTTCAAGACTCTAAAGAAGTGGTTGAGTAAGTTTAAACGACGGGTGATCATGACAGGCACCCCAGCGCCCAATGGGTTGGAGAACTTGTGGGGTCAGATCTTCATCTTAGATGGCGGCAAGCGGCTAGGACCCTACATCACCGCGTTCAGGAACAAATACTTTTTCCCATCGGGGTACATGGGGTACGAGCATACGTTACAACCGGGAGCCGACCAGGAGATCTACAAGAAGATCGACGACATTGTGGTTCACAAGAGCCGCGACGAGATTGACATGCCGGATCTCCTGGTCAACCGCATACCAATAGAGCTACCACCTGCTGGAATGAAGATCTACAGAGAAATGAAGAACGAGTTCCTGGCCATAGCCGATGAAAAGCTCCTGACCGCGGTCAATTCTGCCGTGATGTCGGGCAAGCTAAAACAGATCTCGAACGGGGCAAGCTACGACGAGGGCAAGGAGATTGCCTACGTCCACGATGCCAAGATAGAAGCATTGCAGGAGTTGACAGAAAGCCTTCAGGGATGTCCTTTGTTGGTGTTCTATGAGTTTAGGCATGATTTGTCAAGGCTCATGTCAGTCTACCCAGAAGCGCCTTATTTGGGCGGTGGCATCACACCACGGGATGCAGCCATGACAATCACAGAGTGGAATAAAGGAAATGTTCCTATTCTGTTCCTGCATCCTCAGTCAGCAGCCCACGGGCTTAACTTGCAAGCCGGGGGCTGCCAAGATGTCTGCTGGTTCAGCATCACGTGGGATCAAGAATTGCACGAGCAGGCCACCAGCCGCGTCTGGCGGCAAGGCGTCGATGGGGCGGTGACAGTGCACTACCTCATCGGCAGAAATACAATCGACGAACACATCATGCAGATCCTAGATGGAAAAGCAAATTTACAAAATGCACTTTTATTAGCATTGGAGAAATGATATGACTAAACCGGTATACCTCGCCGGACCGTGGTTTAATGACCGGCAAATGGAGATCTTAGAAGCAACTAAAGCAGCCATTGATCAAATTCCCATCAAGTACTACAGCCCCAAGGATGAAATGCTCTTCACTCTCGATGGACCAAGTAATCCAATGGACGTTCTTATGGCTAACATAAACGCTATCAAGGACTCGTTCATTATGGTTTGTATCACCGACGGCAAAGACACCGGCACTATGTTCGAGGCTGGTTACGCCTTCAGGCACGGCATCCCCATATTTTACCTATGGGTTGACCACGATCCTGGTGATAAATTTAACCTCATGCTCGGAGCCTCTGGCACCGTGTGTATGTCGTACAGTGAACTGCAAACCCAGATCGAGGAATTCGTCATCTCGGGCACCTGTATTAGAGAAATAAGAGAGGACATTACGTATGAGTAATTTCTTCGACAAAGCGTACTCGTTGGAATACACGAAACGGTACAGTATGTCACCGGTCATTAATCAAGAGAGTGTGGCATCACACAGCTACTTCGTAGCCTTAGCTGTTATGCTCTTAGCCGACGTCTACGAGTTTAATCTCAGCTTGGCTATTAAAATTGCGATCGTTCATGATCTTCCAGAGATGGAAATCTCAGATGTCAACCATCTGGTCAAGAAGAAGTACCCCAAGATGGCAGCTGCGATTAAGGAGGTTGAGACCGAAGTGATCTCGACGTTCCCGGTGCATATTCAGAATTGCTGCAACGCGTACGACAAGGACTTGACCGAGTCTAAGATCGTTCATCTGGCCGACGCTATGCAATGCTCCCAGTACGCACGATCAGAGATATCGCTCGGCAACGAGGGGTATATGGACCAAGTACTTCAAAACAGTGAGCACAGAGTTAGAATGCTGGAGGAGGAATTAAGTGGCTATAAAAAAGACTCTTGACAAACGGGCGCAAACTTACGGCGACTTTGGCCGTGGGTCTATGCTCAATGTCGGCATCATGATGTCCATAAGAGGCAGATACAGAGATACGCACGAAGACATCGACATGCCCGACTTATTAGAATATTATATTTCAACAATCGTGAATAAACTCTCACGCATTGCAGTTACGCCCGACCATATCGATAGTTGGCATGACATTGCCGGCTACGCAACACTCGTAGAAAAGGAATTAAGAAATGCCCAAAGTAAACAGAAGTGATTTGTTCGTTCAGGATATGCATTCTGAGCGTAAGTACCACCAGCCGTTTGACAAGGTTGAGATCGTTAACCAACTGGATGCAATTGATATAACCATTACTGACGCGCCTGAGCCCGAGCAATTCAGGAAAATCTTCGCGGTCTTCTTACTGAACACCTGCCGGGATTTTATCATCACAGATCACAAATCATTTACGCAGTCGGAAATAGACCGCTGCATTGATGAGTGCTTCAGAGGTGAACTGCTACCTACGCCGCAGGAAGCGATCAACATCTCGTGGACGGTCAGTGGCCTGGACATGATAGATACTACTCACTTGATCCGTCATAGAGCGTTTAGTTTCTCTGCTCAGTTGCATGGAGATAGAGACGTGCGTAGGGATCGCGTAGTTGCAAAGCCGGGTATATTATCTAACCCAGCTCTTCGCGACCGTTACGAGACGCTATGTAACGATGCTATGCAGCTGTATATTGATAGTCTGGACAGCGGAGAGCTAAACCTGTTCGATGCAAGAACGGTCTTACCCCGCTGCTTCGAACATTTCTACATGGTCAGAAGTCCGCTGAAGGATCTCATAGCGTACTGCAAAGCAAGGGCGGATGAGCAGCTCCAGCCTATATCCGATAACGTGGTTGCGTTGAAGCTCTGGTTGGAAGTTCTTAAGATATACCCATGGCTAAAACCGTACGTTGACTTCAGGCGCCCAGACGCGTACTACACCACCATGAGCAAGAAGGGTAAAACCAGTCTGTATCCGCCCAATGCCAAGAATGACCACTTTGACTGGCACGAGGATATGTTTTTACACCCCATTCACCGGGATGAGTTCCCAGGCGGTGAAAAATATCTGGAGATCAGGACAGACATTATGAAGCAAATAGACGCCATTGATCCGGTGCATCATCATGGATAGAATTATGCGAGCTCAGGAGTTGATGCAGATAAAGTATTCTGTC